ACATTCGTCTACGCATAGTAGAGAAATTGAGAAACCTCTGAAGGAATTTTCACCTGGAACATCGGTCAGAACACGCATTTTGAGTTCTGATTCTATAGTGCTCTTAGACCAACTCGTGATACCCTGCCGCATCCACATTGGAATAGAGTAAAACATTTCCTTGATGTTGTTCAGGAATTCTCTGGCTAGAGATCCCTTGTTCGCACATATGCCAATATTCAGATTATGGTTAAAGTTAAAGTGCCAGGCCATAAAGATCGCAACGGTTACAGACTTACCCGATTGTCTTCCAAGCATCGCAACTATTGACTCTGAATCAGAATTGAGGACATCTAAGAAACGTTGCTGGTAGTCTCTGAGTTCTGCAAAGTCGTAACCTTTCTTAGTTCTGATCTTTATGTAGTTATCCATAAAGTAGTTAAGGTCTTCAGAACACCTCTTGATTTCATCAATGTGTATCTGGGACAGTTTCATCTGAGTGAATGCCTTTTTGAGATTGCGATCACCTAAGAATGAGATTTTGTTCCCGAAAGCATCTAGGTAATAGTTATCCTCTGATTTTTCCGTATCAAGGATATCCAAAGCGATCTGTTTTCCCTCGTTCCCGGAATTTCTTAACTGGTCTAATAACTCTTTAGTTATCTCTGATTTGTTTGTTTTGTAATACTCTATTATTTCAGGTTTGAAAATTTCCTTTATATCCATTCTGAGTACCCTTTAATAAATACTTTATGTTATTTACTTTTAAAGAACATTAAATTTTGAAAAAATCTTTTTGGATTATAAATACGTATAAAAACTATACGGAGGGTGTATGCTACAGGAACTAGAACGGGTTTCACTGAACCTTAATACTATACGGAATGACTTTATCTTCTTGCACGTTAACAGTTTTGGGTTATCGTTCAAAACGGCTCATGAACTTACTGAAGAATACTACAGACAGTTACAAGATGATATAGACAGTATCTTAGAGATCTATGCTGGAATGTCGGAGGGTGTGATTGCTGTGCCTTTCAGTTTAAACAAGTCTAAAGGCTCTTACATCAGGAGTTCTGAAATCTCGGAGGATTCTGATCTCTTCAAGATCGCCAGAGAACTTTGCATAAAGGTTGTAGAAAACTTGGAGTTAGCCAGGGAAAATGTTTCCTCTAACGGGTACATTTCTGAGATTGACGGAATGCTGGAATACTGGGAAAAACAGGCTAGGTTTATCGTTTCTCGGTTCTGTGTTTAGAATTTTTTCAGTATTCCAAGCAGATCATTTTGCATAGCAAAAGGATTTTAGAAAACTCTTTAGAACTTAGGATAAGCCTTTACTGCAAAAAAGACTTATCCATTATCTAAAAAGTTCTAAAGGTCTAAAGATTACCAGTCATCTAAGGAAACAACCTTGGAGAACACGTCATATCCCATACACTTACACATCAGGGATAGCGAAGTCAGAAAAGTTTTCTCGAACATTTCATCATAGTCTATGTACTTCTTAAGGTACATTTCCGCAAATTTCTTATCGGTAAAGGCGATCTCATCGGTGTTAAAGGGATTGATCTTGACTAACCTGAGATACATATACCGTTCTCCAACTGATATAGTGTTAAAGGACTGCTCCAAGTGATTTTTCTTTATGTAATCATTATACAGAATAGCTATTCTAGCACCGAAAGGAATGCCTTTGTCTGTCAGCTTGTAGTTCAGGCTGTTAGTCTTTCCAAACTGTGCAATTTCATCAAGGCTGGTTTCCAAGTATTCTGATTTGACCGTCTGAATCCAATCCTTAAGTTCAGTCTCGGATTTGTCAAACAGAATTGGAATAGCCTTTGAGATAGTATCCTTAACCCACTTTGGAGTGGTACTCTTAGCTAACTCTAATCCCATTATCTTGATATGCGGATCTTCAGGATCGTATCGGACACCTTCGGCATCTCTTACTCTGGCATAGTATTTTTTCTTAGCACAATTGATCATTGTATCGCAAACAACTTCAACTTTAGCTGCCATTCTTGACGGATCTTGACAGTTAAAACGTTCTGCAATGAGTCCAATGCTTTTATCAATAACAGGCTGGACAACTTTCTCGGCTAAACTCAGGCAAAAGTCTGTTAGTTCCTGAATATCTGCTTTAGGGTGTGTTTCAAGATATTTGTCAACGAAAGGTTCAACCGTGTAATACACGGAATCAGTATCCCCGTAAATTATATATTCCTTATCCCAAGGAATAAGTTCCTGAAATTTTTCTCTTAGCATATTAGCTGTTTGCTGAATAAAAATTCTCCCGTTTGCTGTTATGCCTGAGGCATAATCCCTGTTATAAAGGGGAAAATGCAAATTCCCGGTAGCCCCGTACATCGCATTGATCAAAATCTTTTTGGTCATTTGTTCTGTATCGTACTTGGACGCTAAGTCATCGGAAAGTTCTTTCAGCTTGGTTAGTTCTTCTGTGCTTAAATTCTTAAGTTCTTCTAAGGTGTATTCTAGCGGATCTTTCATTCTGTTATCCTTTTTTGGTCTCTAAAATCTGTAAAACCGAAACCGAAAGTTTCGGCTTTTCTAAGTATTATACACTATTGGCTAGTGTTCTGAAAGGCGTTCAGAAAGGATTTTCTGAATATCTACAGAACGTTGCTCATATTTGAACATTGTCTTCTTGTCTTTCTTTCTGCCATCATATATCTCATTAGTAAGTCTGGGGATAATTCCCTGTAAGTCCTTGCGGTAGCAAGTGCCGTTGGCGGTTAACGCCAGGTTGTGTTTCTTAAGCAACGGGGTTATCTTAGCATAGACTTCTTCAGGGATATCAAGAATCTCTTGGTCTTTCCTGTCAGTGAAGTACTGGAGGATTAACTCCCTTAACTCAGGCGGTAGTTTTGCCTTAGGCACCAAGGTTTCCGGGGACATTCCAAATCCTGCAATGCTGAATTGAGGATACATCGAGTTAACGTCAAAATTCATCACCCACTTGTGCCTTCCCTTAACTGGGTCTCTCACAAACGCCCCTTCATAGGATTCTCCAGCTTCAGGTTCAGTCTTTTGCGGCATTGCAATTTGTTCCTTGTGTGCAACGTTGGAGATATACTGCGCCCAAGGCTTAACGGTTGCCAGAACATCGTTATACAGAACGCCCATCATTTTAGCAATGTTAACGGTAATCTTGGTAATGTTTCTCTTTTCATCTATTTTCTTAAGGAGAACCACGTCCCTGATACCGTAATACACAAACTGGAAATTGATTGCTTTCTGCAATTCTTTCTCATTCTCTTGGTATTCTTTAGAGTTTTCCTTTAGGCTTTTTCTCTTAATATAACACTGTCTGATCTTTTCCTTGATTCTGTCTTGGAAAGGTGTTTCTTGGATAGAGTATTTTTCACCAGTGTAGAATGAGTCAAAGGTCGGGAACTCTGAATGATCAACCTTTTTGCAATGCACTTCAGCTTCGGAAATCGTATCCAACGAGTAGGATGGCATTGGTTTCAGAACATACTTCTTATACATTACCATCATATCCAGGTAGTGATGACCTGGGGTAGTGAGTTTGAACGTTGTCTGGTGGGTACTGTAATTCTCTTCGGAGTCCAGTTTTGTGTTTCCGTAATTGGAAAGTTTGTTAGGGTCAAGTCCAAGTTTCTTAAGTCTGTTATACAGATATGGAAAGTCGAATCCCTCTCCGTTCCAAGCATAAACGATTACTGGGTCTATTGCTCTGAATATCTTTAGGAAAGCCTCTAAAAGGTCAAACTCATCTTTGCATAAAATGTACTTAACAGGGTATTCCAAAGGATAGTCAGGTTCTGGTTCCCAAGGTCTTAGTCCTAAGACAATTTCCGTGTTTGATTTGTTATCCAACATTTGGATTAGCGTGATTTGTTCAGGAGCATTGCCTGGGTCTGGGGTGTTTATCGCTCTGGTTTCAATATCAAGGTACATTACCTTCGGGGAAAGGTTGTAGTCTCCCTTATCCCAGTACTTATCTCTGATGTTTCGGTAAATTGGGGTTGTTATGCCGTAATTGTCTCTGGCGTCCTTGGAGCCTCCCTCTAACTTAGTCAGTCTAACAGTCTGGTCGGTAATGAGTTTAAAATCCCCGTTTGAATACGGGATAAAATACTCATAATTCCCTGAAATCTGATTAGAGGTGGATTTCTTTAAATCCGTATCATAATAACGCTCGTAATACTTGAATTTTTCACACCAAGATGTTTCAAATAATTTCATATATTTCCTTTTTAAAAGTATTTAAAATCTTAATAAATTGCCTTTGAAATCTTAAATATCCTTCTGATTACAGTATCGTTTTTTGAATCCTGTAATAATTCCCTGAAATAATTTTCACGGTCGGTATCTGTTTCAAAAGCCAGTTCTGAAAGGCCTTTGAGTTTGTCTATATCTTCAGGGTCGTGCCCGGTGAGTTCCAAGGCGTAGATGAGTGCTTCCAGGTCAGTCTGAACGTCTAAGAGTTCAACGGTTTCATTGGTTTCTATACAGTACATTTGACTATCCTTTTTAACTTTAAGTTAAATTCTAAGAATCCTCTTAGGTTATCCTTTGATTGTATCCTATCCTTTCCAGAAAGTCAATCCCTCTAAGGCTATTTTCAAGGGATTTTGCATTCCTGTTTAGGAGTCTGCATTCCTGTTTAGGAATTTGCATTCCAGTGCAGATTCTTTTGCTTTGCAAAAAGTTTTTGCACTGGAATTCAGAATTTCTAAAACCCGAAAAAACCTGAAAAAAGATAAATACAGAAAAGAGATTAAAGGCTTAAGGGAGGTAAAATGGGCGGTAACATCTCAGTTTTTTTAGACGGAACTAAAACAAAGGCGCAGCAAGTCCCTTTAGCTAAACTCAAACGGTCTAATTTTTGCAACCAGATAAGAGACATTCTGTATAGCATTTCAGACAACTTGGAATGTTGGACTCCTGAGAACATAGATTCAGGTGAGATTTTCAACGGAAGTTCTCAATACGTGTTCAGTCCGGAATATACGGATTCTGAGATAACCAAGGTCAAGAAAACCATTGGCGATGTTGATGTAATGATCGATTCTGAATACAGGGATTTGCTTATAAAACATTTAAACTGCTTGGATTCAGAACCATTTAAAGGGTTTGTTTATAACAAAAACATAGACCAGATTCATTCTGTGTTTAACGTTCTTGGGGTCAACTGTCAGATAGACTTTGAATTTACCAAGTTCATCGACTCTAAACCCTCTGAATTTGCCCGGTTTTCTCATTCCTCCAGCTTTCAGGACGCCCAGTACGGAATCAAAGCGGTATTCCATAAGTTTTTAATTGGAGCAGTTACTTACACTACATCACAGAACATTCTGATAGCTGACTCTAATGGGAAGATCGTGAATGACGGAAAGCAACCCAAGTTTGCGGTGTTTTCTGTTACAGACGGTTTCAAGATTAAGTACAAACCTTTGTACGATAAGATCCGGGGTGAGTTTGTGAAAAGGTTCGGGTTACAGGTGTTCGTCAAGAACAAAAATCCTTCCAGCACAAACGTTAAACGGTTCTATAAGTACCTTTTCAATACAGAATCCTTAGCAGACTACAGCAAGTTCTGGTCGTTCATCGGGGTTTGCGAACTTATTAAAGAAACATTCACCAGAGATAAGATAAACGAGATACATTCCAAGTTCTGTGAGATGCTCCAGAACCATAAAGTTTCAAAAAATCCTGATGAAGACAAAGAATTAAAGTACAATGCTTATTCTGCATTTGTAAATATCTTAGGATTTGAGGATTATTTTAAATACCTTTTTTAAACATTTGCAAAAGGCCTTAAAAGTTTTAAGACCTTAAAAGATTAAAGAGAGAATAAAATGGGCGGTAATGCTATTGTTCAAAATCACTTCACGCAGGAAACTTTTTTCGCTGAAAAGATTCCTTTGCAGGTGATTACCAGACCTTATTTCAGACAGGCAATAACCAATTTCATTGTGGATTTTAATAACCTGTATGAGCAAACCGGGTCTAAACTCTGGGATCCAGACCTGATTGCATCAGGAACTATCTATAACGGAAGCACGTCTTTCATTATGAATCCCAATTTCGATGACGCTGAGATCGAAGCTGTTAAGCCTTATGTTGGGGATATTGACATTGTTGTGCCAAAAGAGAACAGGGAAAAATTGTTCCTGTTTCTCAGGGACTACGAGGGCAAGGATATCACCCCAGACGTGAGATACTTAGGCTGTAACAAGCCTGAACTGAAACCTGGAATGTCTCAGATCAACTGCGTGTTCCAAATACTTTTCAGAATTGAAAGCATTGGAGAGTTAAAGGTCAACTGTCAGGTAGACTTTGAGTTTGCCGACTTCATAGACGGAAAACCGTCTGAATGGGCCAGATTCGGTCATTCCTCCAACCTGAAAGACGCTAAAGCTGGGATCAAGGCCGTGCATCACAAATATCTCCTAAGAGCCTTGGTAGGGACGATGTACACTGATAAAAAA